AGAAAAAAAAGAAGAAGTTTCAACAAAATTACCTAAACCAACTGGTTGGCGAATTTTAGTTTTACCTTTTAAACAAAAAGAAAAAACTAAAGGCGGAATCATATTAGCAGATGACACAGTCGAACGGTCACAAGTAGCATCAACTTGCGGTCTTGTTTTAGACATGGGTCCACACTGTTATGATAAAGAAAGATTTCCAGAAGGTCCCTGGGCCAAGAAAGGTGATTGGATTATCTTTGCAAGATATGCAGGATCACGAATTAAAATAGATGGGGGTGAGATAAGACTTTTGAATGATGATGAAGTTTTAGCGACCGTGGAAAACCCTGAAGATATATTCCACGAATTTTAACAATCATAGGAGGAACTATGCCAGAAAATGAAAACGATAAAACAGTTGATCTTGATACATCCGGACCGGGTGCCAATGTTGAACTGCCAGAAACAATAAACGAAGAAGAAAAAACATTTGAGAAAAAGGAAGACAAGAATGAAGCAACTATTACATACGATGATCAGCCCAATAACACATCTGAGAAATCTGATGAGCAGCCTGTTGTTCGAGATGAAAAGAACGAAGGCGGTGAGGTTACACAGAAAGCTGACGAAGAAAAAAGTGATAAGCAACAAGACAACTCTAAAGATGTTGAAGAATACTCTGAAGGAGTTAAGAAAAGAATAGCTAAGCTCACTAAAAAAATGCGTGAAGCTGAAAGACAAAAAGAAGAAGCTTTACGTTATGCTCAAAGTATTAAACAAGAACGAGATCAGTATGAGGCAACAGCCACATCTTTAGATAAAAATTATGTCACTGAAATGGAAGGAAGAATTTCTTCTTCTATTGCAGCCGCTCAAGCAAAACTTGCTGCAGCTAGACAAAATGAAGATTCTAAAGCTGAAGTAGAAGCTTTAACTCAAATATCTCAATTAGGTTATGAACAAGGTAAGTTAGCTGAATTAAAGACTCAGCACCAAGTACAGGAAACTGCTGCTAGAGACGTACCTGTTCAAAACACACGACAACCGGTGCAACAAGCACCTGCTAGAGATCCAAAAGCAGAAGCTTGGGCAGAGGAAAACGAGTGGTTTGGCAAGGATAATGCCATGACTTACACAGCATTCGATCTACACAGGAAACTAACCGAAGAAGAAGGTATGGATCCTCAGTCTGATGAATATTATAGGGAAGTTGATAGAAGAATAAGACTTGAATTCCCCCATAAATTTGATAGACCAGTAGAAGAAAAACAGACTACTAAACCTACACAGAACGTTGCCTCTGCAACGCGTAGTACAAAGAGTGGTCGCAAACAAGTGAGACTCACATCTTCTCAAGTCGCAATAGCGAGAAAATTAGGTGTGCCACTAGAAGAGTATGCGAAACAACTTATAAACACGAAGGAGGTATAGGCATATGACAAATAATAAACCAACTCGTGCGAGTCAAACTAAGAGTGATTCTACAAAAGTACAATCACAAGCTAAAATGGTTGCGCCAAAAGCAAAACCAAAAGTTTGGTCTCCACCATCGTATTTAGATACGCCCAACGCGCCAGACGGATTCAGACACAGATGGGTCAGAATAGAAGTCTTGGGATTTGTTGACACGAAAAACATACAGGGACGCTTAAGGTCCGGGTATGAGTTAGTAAGGGCAGACGAATATCCTCAAGAGGACTTTCCAGCAATCACCGACGGCAAATACGCAGGGGTTATCGGACACGGCGGCCTAGTGCTGACTAGGGTACCGGAAGAGATCGCAAGGTCAAGACAAGAGTATTTTGCTAAGCAAGCTCAAGATCAACAGGCCGCAATCGACAACGATCTTATGAAGGAACAGCATAGGGGAATGCCTATCGACATCGATATGCAAACTCGTACAACCTTCGGTGGCAAGAAAAGTTAAAAATTTTAACGTATCGAACCGTCGAGTAAATTAAACCGAACTGGAGGCCCTTCGGGGCAGGTTCATAAGGAGAAAATAATATGGCTAATGCTTCAACAACTGGGTTTGGTTTCAGACCCATAAAAAAAGTTGGTCAAAATTATAATAACGACGGTCTTAGTGAATGGAACGTAGCAGCTTCTTCAGCTTTAATTTCGCACGGAGCAATGGTGCAATTAACAGCTGATGGTGTAGTGCTATCTTCTGGTAACACAGATGCTAATAATCTGGGTGTACTAAACGGCGTTTTTTATACTGACGCAACTACAAACAAACCAACATGGTCTAACTATTCGCCTGCAAGTAATACTGCAACGGATATTACGGCTTTAATAACTGACGATCCAAAGCAAATGTACGAAATTATGTCTGCCGACACAGCTTATAACAATAATGAGACTGGTGGGTGTGCTGATCAAGTTTTTGCTAATGGTACTTCACCATTGTATGTTTCGAGATCTAAAATCTCGGCGACTACAGGTGCATCGATCGCTCAACTAAAAATAATAGGTGTTTCAAGAGATCCTGATCATTCTGATATAACTGAAGAGGGCTTTGCTCTTAGAGTTATGATTAATGAGCATATCTTAGGAAACAACGTAGCAGGTATATAAGGAGATTAATTATGGCTATATCACGAAATCAACTAGTAAAAGAACTAGAGCCAGGATTGAATGCTTTATTCGGCCTGGAATACAAACAGTATGAAAATCAGTCAGCTGAAATTTATACTACTGAGTCATCTGACAGAGCTTTTGAAGAAGAAGTAATGTTAAGTGGATTCGCTCAAGCACAAGTAAAACCAGAAGGTTCAGGTGTTACATACGATAACGCTCAAGAAACTTTCACAGCTAGATACACTAACGAAACAATTGCGTTAGCGTTTGCTATCACTGAGGAAGCTATTGAAGATAATTTGTATGACAGACTTGCTTCTAGATATACAAAAGCTTTAGCAAGATCTATGGCTCAAACTAAACAAGTTAAAGCAGTTAACCCACTAAATAATGGAATGCCTGGCGGTAGTTTCACTTCTGGTGATGGTGTAACTCTTTTCAACACAGCTCACCCAACGCTTGCTGGATCATTCCAGAATACGTTGACAACTGCTGCTGACTTAAACGAAACTTCATTAGAGCAATCAATGATTGACATTGCTGCACTTACTGATGAAAGAGGTTTAAAGATTGCTGCAAAAGCTGTTAAGATGATCATCCCATCTGCACTACAATTCACAGCTGAAAGACTTATGGCTTCTGCTGGTAGAGTTGGAACTGCTGATAATGATATCAACGCAATTAGATCTATGGGGATGATTCCTCAAGGTTACTCTGTTAATAATTTCTTAACAGACACTGATGCGTTCTTTATTATTACAGACGTGCCAAATGGTATGAAACATTTCGAAAGAACTCCTCTATCTACTAAGATGGAAGGTGACTTCGATACTGGTAATGTTAGATACAAAGCTAGAGAAAGATACGTATTTGGTGTATCTGACCCTAGAGGTATCTTTGGTTCTCCAGGAGCTTAATACTTCATTTTTTGTGGCGGGACATAGTCTCGCCACATTTAACATATAGAAAGACAAAACCATGAAAAAATTCCTAATAAACATATATGCTTATGACCATCACGGTAGATTTGAAGTAGAATCTAAAGATGATGCCATTTCTTTAGAGCAATCAATAGTTGACAAGCTAGGAGAAAACAGTATAGTTTGGGAAAAATCGGGAATGTTTAGAAACTTTCCTTATCGGATAACTTATGAAGAGGTTATAAATGATACAAGACCTATACAAAGCAAAAAGGTCCTTGGAGTTGAAGTGGGAACAGGAGCATCTGTCTAATAACAGATACACTCTTGAGATGGTTAGAATTGACGATAAAGTCAAACAGATCATCACAGATATCAAGCTTGAAGAAGCTAGGATTGCTCACTTACAGAACAACGTAGAAGGTTCTGCTCCACAAGTTTCTGTAGCTACTTAGAATAAAAGCTACATCGTTGGAAAAATCCACTCCACATTACAGGCTCTCTTGCACTCTACTAAAAAGTGTTATATAAATTAATCACTATACATAAATAATAAAGATTAAATGTAGACGCGTATAGTCGACAACCCTAGGGACTACATTTAAAATATCTAGGAGGATATTAATATGGCTAATACAACATTTACAGGACCGGTAAGATCCGAAAACGGATTCCAGTCTGTAGTAAAAAACCTATCAACAGGTGTTTATACACCTAACTACCTAAACGTAAAATTTGATTTCGTTGGAATGACTCATGCTGCAGTTACTGCAGGAGCTGGAGTTGCTCTACCTGGTAATCAAGTTAGTACGGTAAACTTTACAGGCGCAGCAGCTTGTTCAATGACTTTACCGTCAGCTATTGCAGGAACTAGATGTGCTTACGTTCAAAGAGTAGATACTACTGGTGGAACAAACACTTTAACTTTTGATGCACTAGGAACAGACGCTTGGTACACAGGTTCACTAATTGAAACTAGAGCAGCTGATAATGTTTCTTACGATACATCAACAGCAGGTGAAGGTTCTTTAGTTTTTACGGCAGCTAACGCAACTACAAATTTCTTTACAATCGGATCTATTTTATATTTCTCTTGTACGGAAGATGGCTTATGGCATGTAGGTCTTGACTCAGCTAAAGATCCTTTAGCAGTCAAAGGCGCATTTGCTTGGGCAGCTTAATAAATAATTAGTGTGGGGCTTCGGCCCCACATAAATTTAATAGGAGAAACAAATGTCGTTTAAAAATGATATACAAGCAACTAGATCCGCAGCAGCAGCTGGCGCAACAGCTATTATAGCGCCACCAGTAAGATTAAGAGGTATAATTATTGCTTCTGATGGTAATGGCGCAGGTGTTTTAGAACTTACAACAACATCAAATTCAGGAACAACTTTACTTTTTGCAGATGTTCCAACAGGTGATGTAATTAATTTCAATTTTCCTGAAGATGGAATTTTATTTCCAAAAGGAATTTTTTGTAAAACTAAAACAAATGTCACTGCTTACACTTTATTGACAGACAAATATTCTGGTCCTAATTTAACAGCAGGATAGGAGGTCTAAGTGGCTAACGTAACCTCGGGTTCTTATGTTTTTGATAAGAACCTCGGAATAGATGAGATTATTGAAGATGCATATGAACGTATTGGTATGCAGGGTGTTTCTGGTTATCAATTAAAAACTGCGAAACGATCTTTAAATATTTTATTTTCTGAATGGGGGAATAGAGGATTACAGTTTTGGGAAGTTAAAAACCAAAGTGTAGCTTTAGTGAACGGTCAAGCAGTCTATACTTTTTATAGATCCCCGACCGACGGTACATCAAGCGGTATTAGTACAACTCTGTCTGCAGGAATAAATGCTGCAGTTACCACAATCGGTGTTGCTTCTGTTACAGGAATGCCTACGACCGGTGGTATAGTTCTTATTGGTACTGAACAAATTACTTATTCTGGAATTTCTTCATTAAATTTAACAGGGTGTGTTAGAGGTGTTAACGGTAGCACAGCAGCTACTCACAACACTGGTGATACAGTTGTTCAATTTCCAAATGGAATGACAGATATTCAAGAAGCTAGTTATAGAGTTGCATCAACTAATGTTGATACACCTATGACAAGAATTAGTAGGTCACAGTATCAAGCATTTTCTAATAAAACAGATTTAGGTTTACCTACACAATATTGGGTACAAAGATTTATAGATAAAACAACTATGACTTTATATTTAACTCCAGGTAGTTCACAAGCTGGAAACTTTATAAATTTTTATTATACAAAAAGAATTGATGATGTAGGTGCTTACACGAATGCAA